CCAGCAAGGCCGTAATTACAACAGTAACCGGAAGTCGCCGCGCGATGGCGACGGCCTCCGGGCTGCTATCATCACTGGCGCAAGCAATGATTAGTGCGGGCAACTTCGGCATGTTCAAAATGATCTGACCGACGTGACTCGCTGCGATTTCGTCAGGCAATTCGCCTTCCTGTATTCGCTTGACCAACTCGTTCATGCCGGTTGGGTCTGACGTCATCAAAAAAGCCAGATCATCAAAGCATAAACCTCGAACGGTAAAAGACTGGCCATCGCCAGCCTCCACCACTTTTGTAGCAAATGTAATATCAGTTAGCGCCATTACTGATTACTCCGTTAAACCAAATTAGGCAGGCTGTCCGTCAATGTATGTGACTGCCGTGTTCGCATCTTTTTTCAGGATCTCGCCGTTGTAAGACATCGCCATCCACTCGTCGCCTTTCAGCGCGAAGTCACCGTCCGGCGTGATGCTGACACATGGCCAGTACCAGTCGCGATCCGTGCCTTCGGCGTTGTCTGCGATGAAACGCAATGAACCTTCCAGCAAGGCAACGGTGCCGCCTTCGATGTGCTCGCGGGTGTTGGCAGTGCGGGTATAGGACACCAGCACAGACATGCCGGCAGTGATGCCGCCGCCTTCCACGATTTTAATACGCGCACGAACCAGATCCACGGTGTAATCTGTGGTCAGGGTTTTAGCCGACTCGGAACCCGCTGTACCGGCTTTCACCGTTACCGCAGAAACTCCACGAACACCGGCCGGCGTAGCAACCAACGCGCCGAGTTGATACTCGTAGCCCTGTACCGCTGCCACGGTTACTTGCTCGTCAACAACCGAGCCGGAAGTTTGCGTCAAGGTAGAATCCGTGCCCTCTGTCCAGAGCGCAAGGTTTTCCTTGGATATGTCGTCCAACTGGAACGCCACTGCTCGATCCGTTTTCAAGCGAACCGACTTATCTTTCGACACCGCCGCAACGTCCGTGTCGTAGTGATCGATTTTGTCGATTGACTGGCTGACATTGACCGACACTGAATGCCCGAAATATCGCTCGCCAGTGCCGACGCGTGTGTTAGCGGTAAACTTGTCAAAGAAAAGTTTGCCACGACCGAGAGTTTGGTTTCCGAGTACAAGTGCCATGATAATATCCTCTTACGTTAAGTCGTATGGATCGCTCGATAATTCCGAGACTCTTACAATAAAGCGCAAATAAAAATACGCCTTGGAGCTGTTGTCATCGGGCGGCCTTACGGTGCCTGGTTCCAACGACGATTCGACAATCAACTTGCCGAGCCGGTAATACTCGCTGTCTTCATTCCAAGTCAGCGCCAAGGCTTTCTTGACATCCGCCATAAGTGCATGCGCGGGGTCTGTCGGATTCTGCGGGTCGTCATCGACCCAACCTTGAATCAGTAAAACCCACTTGTCCGTCTGTTTACGAACAGTGTTGCTACCTGCCGGTTGCATGTCACGATCCGGGTTCAGCGATTCTAAAATGCTGACACACGGAAGCGGATGACCCTCGCCGAAAACTGTTATACCTCGCCAAACGTTGTTCGATAGGTCGAACTGGTAGCCGTTGTCTTTGGTAATCTGTCTCAGTAGCGTAGTTATGGCTTTGAGGATCGTCAACCGTTTGCTGTCTATCACTTCGTCTCTCCTGCCAGGCGCTTGAACTGCCGGCCGAACTCATTGCGGACCCGCTGTGCGATCTCCGGCGACACGTCTTCCCGCACTGTGCGGAATACCTGATCGACCGACGGCCCATATAGTAAATAAACGGAGGCGCTGCTTCCCGTTTTAGCCATCGGCTTTCCGGATATGTGGCGCCCCTGTACCTGTTGACCGGGCTTTAGCCGAATAGCCAGCCCGACGTTAAAATGTGTTTCTGAAAACTCCCTGCCGCTGCGTAGCCTAACAAAAAAGGCTTTCGGCATGACGCGTCCGGTAGACGATGTTCGTACCCGAATCCGCATGTTTTTAGGCTGTTTTTTCGACCCGAGAAAAGCTGCGCGTGCAGACGACGCCGCATACCGAGCGAGCGAAACCGGACGCTGGATGCCTGTCACTACTGCGCGGATCTCGCCGACATTGCCCTGCGCTTTTTTAATTAGCAAATTATCGCCGAGATATTTCTTGCCGAGCATAACCTGCGAGTTCATTTCGCGCAGTGCTGCAGCTCGACCGAAACGCGCGCCTTCGTTGACCGCCATAACCGATGCCTTGGTTACGATATCCGGCATCTTTTGCATGCGCTCGATCAAGTGGGGGAAATCAGATTGGTAGTTCAGGCCGATCATGTGCCCGCCTTCCGGTTGACGAACGCAATTTGCGTCAGCTTGTCTTCGGGCGGGGCTAATTCTTTAATGGTGAAAATGCTGCCGTCCGACATCGTAATCTCGCCGCGTACAACGGGGGTCACTTCGGACAGTAGAAAAACGAGGGCGTTGATATCCTCGACACGTTTGGCATAGCCTTCTCGGTCGAGATCCCCAAAAAGCTGCGGGGTAGTGTGCAGACGAACCGAGACGGGTATCGCCTCGGCTCCGTCAGGGGCTAAATACGACGCATAGCGGGTAAAATTTTCATGTACCCGCAAACGACAGTCGCGTTTTAGCTCCTCGTAGTCCACACTCGATTATTCGCCGAAACCGTCGTCTACGATCGGGTTGCCGTCCGCATCTAAAACCCGATTGCCGTCAGCATCCAACTTATAAACAACGCCGCCAGCTGCGATTCGATCCGCTTCGGCTTTCTCTTCGGCCAGGCGTTTCGCTTTGTCAGCTTTTGTTTCCGGTTTCTCTTTTGTGACCAAACCGTCAACGGGTTTCTTGCCGGCTGCGCGACGAGCAGCAACTTGCTCACGGGCTTCCAGCTCGACGATTTCCTCTTCGGTCAAAGGAGCCGCAGCTTCCAGTCGTTCCAACTCTTCGGCTTCGGCGGCGTTCAAAACCATCAACGCGTTAGGCGGATATAACTTGCCGTGAGTGTGGATGGAATGCAATGCTTTGTGCGTGAATTGTGCTGTCATGGTAAACGCCTCGTGTGGAATTATTCAGGTCGGTTTGGCACCGATAAAAGGTGTTCCGTTTGACCGGAACACCTTTGACGATATCACGCCGGATCAGGTTACTACTTTCGCCCGGAAAGTTGCGTTTGGACGAGTAGGGATCATCAATGGCGCAGATTGCGACATGATGTACTCAACGCTCGGGTCTTCGTTGATCCACATTTTAGGAAACAGCTCCATTGCGCGATAACCCGCACGTGCATCCAGAATCGCACCGAAAGCGCGAACGCCCGCAGGATCAGCGATACCTACTACGTACGTAGGGTCCATCATGTCAACTTTGCTTCCTGCATCGTTCAGGTAAGAGTCAGAGTATACCCACAAACGCGGACCGCCAGGCAGCTGCCCTTTGTACTGTGCGGTTTCTGCCAAGCCCATGCCTGTAGTTGTTTCAAGAACCAGCTGTGAACCACGGCGGGTTTCCAGCGCAGCCACAACATCGGCGTGCATACTAAACGCGTTCCAGGCAGCGGTTCCGAAAACAAGATCCCGAACGGCCGTGCCGGACAGATCGTGCGTTTGCGTGTACCAAGTCTGCAAGTTTTGCAGAGGGTGTGACGTGCCTACCGCCGTCCACAGATCGGCACCGGCGAGGGTGATCGTTTGACTGGCACTGCGGCCGAAAGCGATAGTTTGAGACGGATAAGACTCGCCTGAAACAGTTACACTGCCGTCGATAATCGCACGTGCGGCCATCCATTCCCAGCGACGACGAATCATGTCTTGCTGAACGCGAAGAATATCGGCGATCGTGGCTCCGCGACGTTGCTCCGGAGACAGTGAGCCGCTACCCAACGCTTCGCCCGCACGGCGCTTAATAACGCGGTCAGGCGTCACGGCGTCTTTCGGTTTAACGTAGGCTGGCTTGAAACGGCGAGTGCTCATGCCTTCCGCCGTCATCACCTTGCCGTTGACATTCGGCGCGACGAAAGGAGCCAAGCGGCGGCCTTCATCAACGATGTCGAAGTCAATCCACTCTTCCTCGAATTGCTGCACGTTCGGAAACGCCAGATCGAGCCAGAACTGCGGCACGACCGGTACGTTACGCACCACGCCGATGAGTTTATGTGTATCTAATGTTTGAATGGTCATGTGCCAGTTACTCCCCTTTGTTAGCCGATGCGATCAGCCGACGCTAAAAATGCCTTTGTGGATAGCGATGTTAGTACGGTCAAACGCTTTCAGCTTCAATACATCCGTGCTGAAAGAGGCATGCCACACCAACGGAGCCAACAGGAAGTCGCCACCGATGTAGATATCGCCAGCTAAATCGCCGCCGGACGCATCAATCGCGTTGACCAAAATACCAATTGGTGTTTGTGATCCGTCAACCGCCGCAGTGTCACACAGTTTGACCTTGCCGCTGGCCGTAACACGGCCTACTACACTCAGCGCCGCCAAATTTTGGCCGGACAATACGGTGATAGGTTGGGTTACAACATCCGCATCGCCTGCGAAAAGTTGTACGGGGGAAAAAGATTCGGTTTCGGTAGCTGCGAGTGGCATTGTCATATTCAGTTCCTCACTTCATTTTGATAGGGGTGTTGGTCGCCACTGAATACGCCGCCAGAATATCGGCAACATCGGTATCCGCGTCTTCGGAGTGGACATTATCAACATGCGCGCCAACTGCGGGGCTACCCGAGTTAATCATCGCCTGTTCAAACTGGTTTGTCGCCGCTGGCGTGCCGGGAACCGCGGGAACCGCTGCCGCTGCCGGCGCTTTAGCCAACGCCGCAATAGCTTCGTCGACTGTCATAGTGGTGCTCATGGCGAAATGACTTGCAAGATCCGCGCGGCCTAGCGCTTCTGGCGCAGACAGAATGGCGGAACAACGTGCGCGATCTGCGGCAACTGCTGCAGCCGCAGCGGCAGCGATTGCCTCTTGCGACGCACCGGCCGTATTTGCGAGCTGCTCTGCCGCTAACTGGTCGGCGGCGGCCTTGTCCGCGAGGGCTTTATCTGCGAGGGCTTTGTCCGCAACGATTTTATCGGCGGCGGCTTTTGCTGCGATCTGGTCTGGTGTCAGCGACATTTCGATATCTCCGGTTGTAGCGTCATTGAAAATCTGCGTAACTCGCTCTAGTGGTGCCGATACGATATCCGCTAGTCCTATTTCGACCGCTTGTTCCGCGGTATAAACGGCGGCTTCCGTATTGCGTACTGCCTCTTCGGAGAGACCACGGTTACGAGCGACCGTTGCAATAAACATAGCGTATAGATGGTCAACCTGAAATTGCAACTGCTCTTTTGCGTGCTCTGATAGCGGCCCGTATTGGTTTCCGTCGATCTTGTATTTGCCCGCGTAAACGAACTCGACGGCCTCGCCCCACTTTTCGAGCGCACCGGCCATGTTGTAATGCGTAGCCACGACACCGATGCTGCCCACGCCGCCCGTCGGCGTAACCGTTATTGTGTCCGCACACGACGCGATAGCATACGCCGCCGAGTAGCAAGACGCGTCAACCATCGCCTCGATTTTTTTCTGGCCGCGCTGGGCGTAAAGCCAGTCCGCCAACTCAAAACAGCCGGCGCATGCGCCGCCGCCACTATTGACGTCCAGGACAATTGTATGCACGTCGTCGTCGCCGAGCGCCGCTGCCACTTGGCGGCGGATCGCTTCGTATCCCGTCACATAGCCCCAGCTGCAAAGCGTTTTGTGCATCAAATAGCCGTACACCGGAACGAACGCAACGCCTGCCGAAAAGGCAAAAGGCTTGTTCATGTCGAAGTTTACGCCGTAAGACGCTTCCATCGAGGACATCGGCATCGCGCCTTCTGGCGCAACCCCAGCCAACGCGCGGGTAAACGCATCGCGGGCTTCAACGGTGTGCCCCGCTCGGACCAGCATTAGCTCCGGCGCGGAACTTTTTTCTTTCACTGCTTTTGGCATCGTCGCCTACCTGTGTCTGTAATCTGTCGGTTTATGCAGCCGCCGCATCGTCCGCGGGGTCGGTCTTATCGTTACTTTCCTTCGGCTTTTTGTCTTTTTTGCCTTTGGCCGGCGTCGCCGCTGGCGCCAATCCGAGCGATTCCATCATTTTCATTTCGCGTGCGCGCTGCGCAAATACTTCACGGAAATCGTCACCGAGGCGCGCACACTCTTTCTCGTATGTGGATATGCCACCGAGAATCCGCGCAACCGCCGCATCCGTTTCTTTCTTCTCGTCGATCTGGCCGCGACTCGCGCCGACCCACGAACAGGCAAGATATGCCTCACGATTCGTGCCGATATAAAAATTCGGCATGTCTTTCGTGACCGTTGTAATATCGCCCGCGTTCAAGGCTTCCTCGAACCACAGCGCAAAAATGTTCGACGCAAAACGATCCGCCACCATTGTTTTTCGGCCTTGCATAAATTTCCATGTTTCGTTCATGGACGCACGCGCCGAGCTGTAATTGGTTTGCGTGTAATCCCGCGAAAACTGTTCGTAGGACAAGCCGAGCGCCGCCGCCGTGTGGCGCAATAAACTCTGCTCGAAACGGTCGCCAACACCGCCAGGCTGTCCGGGCGATAACAGATTCAGTTTCGTGTTCGGATACAAATGCGGTATGCGAACGCCGTCGATCATCATAT